ATGAGCAATATCACTGAAACAGACCAGCCCACCGATCGTTTGCTGCGCGACATTCGCGCGGCCGCAGGACAAGTGGGCGATCTGATGAATGAAGTGATCACCCTTCAGGAGGGTATTCGCAGCGGAGTTGTGGATGCGCCGAAGGAGAGTGAGAAACGGTTGGCTGAGCTGCGTAAATGGCTGAGCCGTGCCTATGAGTTGGAGAACCAATATGACGTGCGAACAAGAGGACGGGCCGGTGGCGGAGCAGAGTTGGACCTTGCCGGGGCAAGGGCTTCGATCGGGCGCCGACTGGATCGCTTGCGCGCCGCACGGGGTGAGGGAGGCCTTTTTGGACAGTCTGACTGAACCGGAGCTGGTTGCTTTGCCTTGGCTGTTCGATTTCTGGGCGATGCCGCACCAGTTGCCGCCATCGGGGGATTGGCGGGCTTGGGTGATTATGGGAGGGCGCGGCGCGGGGAAAACCCGCGCCGGTGCCGAATGGGTGCGATCCCGTGTCGAGGGGGCGCGGCCTATGGATGCGGGGGACTGTTCGCGCATCGCCTTGGTGGGGGAGACCTTTGATCAGGTGCGCGAGGTAATGGTGTTTGGCGAGAGCGGGATCATTGCGTGCTCGCCCCCTGACCGGCGACCCGAGTGGGTTGCAGGACGGCGGCGTTTGGTGTGGCCGAACGGGGCTGAGGCGGCGGCATTCTCGGCCCATGATTTTGAGGGGTTGCGCGGGCCACAGTTTGACGGGGCTTGGGTCGATGAGTTGGCCAAGTGGAAGAACGCGCAGGATGCGTGGGACATGTTGCAGTTTGCGCTGCGGCTTGGAGACGACCCTAAGGTTTGTGTGACGACCACACCGCGCAATGTGGGGGTCTTGAAGCAGCTTTTGGCGGCGCAATCGACTGTGGTGACCCATGCGCGGACGCAGGACAACCGTGCCAATCTGGCGGAGGGGTTTCTGGCCGAAGTAGAGGCGCGCTACGGGGGCACGCGGCTTGGCCGTCAGGAGTTGGATGGCGTGTTGCTGGAAGAGGCTGAGGGCGCGTTATGGCGCTCTGGTGCATTGGCGGCGGCGCAGGTGGTTGAGGTGCCAGTGCTGGACCGTGTGGTTGTGGCTGTGGACCCGCCGGTGACGGGGCATTCGGGATCGGATCTATGCGGGATCGTGGTTGTGGGTGTGACCATGCAAGGGTCGCCGCAGGCTTGGCGGGCCTATGTGCTGGAGGATGCCTCGGTCGGGGCGGCGTCGCCTTTGACTTGGGCGCAGGCGGCGGTTGCCGCGTTTCACCGCCACGGGGCGGATCGGCTGGTGGCTGAGGTCAACCAAGGGGGCGATTTGGTAGAGACCGTCTTGCGACAGGTGGACCCGATGGTGCCTTACCGCAAGGTTCATGCATCGCGCGGGAAGGTGGCGCGGGCCGAGCCTGTGGCGGCGTTGTATGAGCAGGGACGAGTGCGCCATGTGTCCGGCCTTGATGAACTGGAAGATCAGATGTGCCGGATGGGGCCGCGTGGCTATGAGGGCAAGGGCAGCCCTGACCGTGTTGATGCGCTGGTCTGGGCTTTGACCGAGGTGATGATCGTGGGCGCGGCAACAGTCCGTCGCCCGAGCGTGCGCAGCCTTTGAGACCCACCGTACGGTGGTCCGAGAAACTTTTAACTTTTTGGCAAGATAGTGCTTTTCAACGACGCGGGACGGGCTCGGGTCGGATAAAACGGAGGGACAATGGCGGTATTCGATCTATTCCGGCGGCCGGCTTCCGAGGTAGCACCCGAGACCAAAGCCAGCGCGGCCGGTCCCGTGGTGCATTGGTCGGGCGCGGGACGCGTGAGCTGGACGCCTCGGGATACTGTGTCGCTGACGCGGGCGGGCTTCACGGGCAATCCGGTGGGGTTTCGCGCGGTGAAGGTGATCGCCGAGGCGGCTGCGGCGCTGCCGCTGGTCTTGCAGAGTGAGGATGCGCGGTTTTCGACTCATCCCTGGCTTGGCCTTTTGCAGCGCCCTAATCCGGCGCAGGGGCGGGCCGAGTTTCTAGAGGCGCTTTATGGGCAGCTGTTGCTGTCTGGGAATGGCTATCTGGAAGCGGTTGGCGAGATGGCGCCGCATGAATTGTATGTGCTGCGCTCGGACCGGATGCATGTGGTTCCGGGGGCGGATGGCTGGCCTGTGGCCTATGACTATGTGCTGGGAAACCGCAAGCATCGCTACGACATGACTGAAGGCAAGCCGGTTTGTCATATTCGCAACTTTCACCCGCAGGACGACCATTATGGACTGACGCCGCTTGAGGCAGCCTCGACCGCGGTGGATGTGCATAATGCGGCGGCGCGTTGGTCGAAGGCGTTGCTGGACAATGCGGCGAGGCCTTCGGGGGCGATTGTCTACAAGGGCGCTGAGGGTCAGGGCGCGATGAGTGCCGATCAATACGACCGTCTGGTGTCGGAAATGGAGGCCCATCACACCGGTGCCCGAAATGCAGGCCGTCCGATGTTGCTGGAGGGAGGTCTGGACTGGAAACCGATGGGGTTCAGCCCCAGCGATATGGAGTTCCAGAAGACCAAGGAAGCTGCTGCCCGCGATATTGCGCTGGTCTTCGGTGTGCCGCCGATGCTGCTGGGGATCCCCGGGGATGCGACCTATGCCAATTATCAGGAAGCGCATCGGGCATTCTATCGCCTGACGGTGCTACCCTTGGCCAGCAAGGTGCTAGCGGCCATGTCGAACTGGCTGTCGGAACTGACCGGCGAGGCGCTGACGCTTGGCCCCGATCTGGACCAGATTCCGGCACTGTCTGAAGAGCGTGAGGCGCGTTGGCGCCGTGTTGCCTCGGCCGAGTTCCTGACCGATGCGGAAAAGCGCGTGGCTCTTGGCCTGCCGCCCCGTCCTCAAGAGGAGTAAGCAAGATGCTGGAGAAAAAGTTTTGCCAGACCGAGGCTGCCCTGACCGCAGAGGGTGCGGTGATTTCGGGCTATGCCTCGGTCTTCGGGCAGGTGGATCGCGGCGGTGATGTGGTGGCTGCGGGCGCCTATAAAGCGTGTCTTGAGGACCTCCAGCGTTCGGGCCGTCCGGTGCGGATGCTGTGGCAGCACGATCCGGCGCAGCCTATCGGCGTCTGGGACGAGCTGCGCGAGGACGATCATGGCCTTTGGGTGAAAGGGCGCCTTCTGGACGGTGTCGAGAAGGGCCGCGAGGCGGCGGCGCTGATCGAAGCGGGTGCGATTGACGGGCTGTCTATCGGCTATCGCTGCACCAAAGCGGTGAAGGATCAGAGTGGCCACCGCATTCTGAAAGAGGTGGATCTGTGGGAGGTCTCATTAGTGACTTTCCCCATGCTGCCAACGGCGACAGTCGCCCGTAAGGGCGAAATGGCCGACCCGAATTGGCGCCACGTCGCCGATGCTTTCCGGGATGCCGCCAAGGTAATGCACGCCGGATAATCAATGACAGGAGAACGACGATGGATCTGACCGAGGCGTTGCCACGGAACGGAGAAGCTATGTCCGATACCCATGAGGTGCAATCGGCAATCTCGGAATTCTTGAACGCTTTCAGCGCGTTCAGGGGTGATATTGAAGCGAAGTTTGACAAGCAGGAAGAGAGACTGACCATGCTGGATCGCAAAACCATGACCGCTACCCGTCCCGCGCTGGCCGCTGCACATTCGGCAGATGTGCCCCATAAGAAGGCCTTTGACGCCTACCTGCGGACCGGCGACGATGACGGCCTGCGTGGTCTGGAACTGGAAGCCAAGGGCATGTCCACCGCGGTTGCCGGTGACGGCGGCTATCTGGTGGACCCCCAAACCAGCCAGCGCATTTCAAGCGTTCTGACCTCGACCGCATCGCTGCGTGCGATTGCCAATGTGGTCAGCGTCGAGGCCACCAGTTATGATGTGCTGATCGATCATGCGGAACTGGGTCACGGTTGGGCGAATGAGACCTCGACCATGGCCGAAACTGCTAGCCCGCAGATCGACCGCATCACCATCCCGCTGCATGAACTGTCGGCGCTGCCTAAAGCTTCGCAGCGGTTGCTGGATGACAGCGCATTTGATGTGGAAGGCTGGCTGGCGGGCCGTATTGCCGACAAGTTCGCTCGTGCCGAGGCAGCAGCCTTTGTCAGCGGCGACGGTGTCGAAAAGCCCAAGGGCTTCCTGACCCACGGGCGCGTGGACAACGACATCTGGACCTGGGGAAATCTGGGCTACGTTCCCACTGGCGCAGACGGAGAGTTCACGGGCGCTGAGAGCCTGATCGATCTGGTCTATGCGCTGGGGGCCCAGTACCGTGCCCGTGCGCAGTTCGTCATGAACTCGAAGACCGCAGGTCAGGTGCGCAAGCTGAAGGACAATGACGGTCGCTTCCTGTGGTCGGATGGTCTGGCCGCTGGCGAGCCTGCGCGTCTGCTTGGCTATCCGGTGCTGATTGCTGAGGACATGCCCGACATCATAACCGGTGCCTGCGCGATTGCCTTTGGTGATTTCCAGTCGGGCTACACCGTGGCCGAGCGTCCTGATCTGCGCGTTCTGCGCGACCCCTTCAGCGCCAAGCCCCATGTTCTGTTCTATGCGACCAAGCGTGTTGGCGGCGATGTCAGCGACTTTGCGGCGATCAAACTGCTGAAGTTCTCGGCCTCGTAAAGGCGGCCTGAACGGATGGGCAAGCCCTTGAGTAGGGGCTTGTCCGGCTCTGCGCTGTGTCTGCCGTCCGGCACATCCCCCGCATGAGGGCAGCGCATTCGCAGGGCCGCTTCTGAGGCAGTCGGAATTCGGAGAGGCATATGATCCTGAAAGAAGAAACCAAAGTTGCGCAGACGGCGTTGCCGCTTGAAGTTTTCAAGCAGCACCTGCGTCTTGGCACCGGATTTGCGGCAGATGCCGTGCAGGATGCGGTGTTAGAAGGCTACCTGCGTGCGGCGCTTGCAGCCATTGAGGGGCGTACGGGTAAAGCATTGATCGCGCGAGAGTTTTCCTGCCGCTTTGACGTTTGGCGCGAAGAAAGCGGGCAGTCGCTACCCCTTGCGCCGGTGAAACGCATTCTGGAACTGAGCGTTGTTGATGCGGATGACAATCTGACCATCGTTCCGGCGGAGCGTTATCGCCTAAGCCAGGATTTCCAGCGGCCCCGCATTCTGACCCGTGGTAGCTATTTGCCCACCATTCCGCAGGACGGCTTTGCCGAGATCTACTTTATCGCGGGTTTTGCCGAGGATTGGGCAGGCTTGCCCGAGGATCTGGCGCAAGCGGTTCTGCTACTGGCCGCACATTTCTACGAATTCCGCCACCACAGCGCCGAGGGCAGCTCGGAAATTCCCTTTGGCGTGGATTGCCTGATCGAGCGGTACCGGACGGTTCGCAGCTTTGGAAGGATTGGCGCATGCGCGGTGTGAATTTGACCCGCGAGCTGGTGCTGGAAGAGTTGGAGACCACGCCTGATGGCGCAGGTGGCACCCGCTCGGGCTGGGTCGCGTTGGGAACCCTTTGGGCCGATGTGCGCGCAGGTTCGGGACGCGAAGCCGGAGGGGCCGCGCAGGCTGTGTCGCGGACACGGTACCGCATCACGGTGCGGGCGGCCCCTCATGCAGCGGCGGCGCGGCCCAGACCGGACCAACGTCTGCGCGAAGGGGATCGCCTATGGCGGATCCTGTCCGTGGCCGAAACCGATCGGGCAGGGCGTTACCTGACCTGCCACGCAGAAGAGGAGGTGGCCGCATGAGCTATCGCGCATCCGCCGCTCTTCAAAGCGCCGTTTATGCCTGCCTCAGCGGCGATGAGACCATAACGGCGCCGGTGTTTGATGCGGCCCCTTCGGGCACCTTGCCTGAGACCTACGTGATCCTTGGCGCTGAAGAGGTGAAGGACCGTAGCGACGCCGAGGACTGGGGCGCTTTGCACGGGTTCGATGTGTCGGTCGTGTCCACGGCCGCCGGTTTTCTTGAGGCCAAGCAGGTGGCCGCCGCGATTGCGGTGGCTTTGGAAGACGGCGATCTGCCGCTGAGTTCGGGCCGGTTGGTCTGGCTAAAGTTCCTGAAGGGAAAGGCCCGCCGGACAGCAGACGGCAGACAGATTGATTTGCGCTTTCGAGCGCAGATCGCAGCACAGTGATTTTCTGGAAAGGCTAAGACATGGGCGCACAAGCGGGTAAGGATCTGCTGATCAAGGTGGATCAGAGCGGTGATGGCGTGTTCGAGACCATCGCAGGTCTGCGGGCCACTCGGATCAATTTCAATGCAGAAACGGTCGATGTGACCTCGCTGGAAAGCGAAGGTGGCTGGCGTGAGTTGCTTGGGGGCGCAGGGATGAAGTCGGCGTCGATCTCGGGCTCGGGCGTGTTCAAGGACGCGGCCACCGATGAGCGGGCGCGTCAGATTTTCTTTGAAGGGGAAACTCCTGCGTTTCAGGTGGTGATCCCCGATTTCGGTCTGGTGCAAGGGCCGTTTCTGGTCAGTTCTCTGGAATATGCGGGCAGTCATGACGGCGAGGCGACCTATGAGATCGCTCTGTCCTCGGCCGGTGCGTTGACCTTCACGGCGCTGTGATGGTGAACCCTTGGGCGGGCGAGGTGGCCTTGACGCTGGATGGCCGTGTTCATGTTTTGAAACTGACTTTGGGTGCATTGGCCGAGTTGGAGGCGCAGTTGCACGCCGAGGGGCTGATCGATCTGATCGAACGGTTTGAGGCGGGCAACTATCGCAGCCGCGATCTGATCGCCTTGCTTTGTGCAGGACTTCGGGGCGGCGGCTGGGATGGCTCGGCCCGCGATCTGGCTAGCGCGGAGATCGAAGGTGGCGCAATTGAGGCCTCGCAGGTGGCCGCACGGCTTCTGGCGCTTGCGTTTGGCCCTGTGGGGGGCAGCGCATGAGGTGCTTGGACTTTGGCGGATTGCTGAGGATCGCTCTGACCGAGTTGCGTCTGACACCTGATGCTTTTTGGCGCCTGACGCCTGCCGAAATCATGCAAATGACCGGGCGTGATCTAAACCAGCGCCCCATGGGGCGTCGCCGCTTGGAAGAGTTGGCGGCGGCCTTTCCTGACCAAGACAAAGGATAGGCACGATGGACAATCTGGACGATCTGGATATCGCCCTTGATCGCCTTGAGACCCGCTTTGACGGGGTGATGGGCATGACCGATGTTTTCGAGGCGGAACTGGCGCGGATGCGAAATTCGATTGCCGGAGCGACCGTAGATATCCGCCATTTGGACAGTGGCATTTCGCGGAACCTGCGCTCAGCGGTCGATGCGGTGGTGCTAGATGGCGCACGCCTGTCGGATGCGTTGGGCAACATGGGGCAAAGCATTCTGCGCAATGCCTATTCGTCGGCGGTGAAACCTGTGACCGATCATTTCGGCGGGCTGTTGGCCTCGGGGATCGGTTCGTGGATGCAGGGGATTCCGCCTTTTGCCAATGGGGGGGCGTTCACCCAAGGACGGGTGATGCCTTTTGCCAACGGCGGCGTTGTCAGCCAGCCGACAACCTTTCCCATGCGCGGTGCGACCGGCCTCATGGGCGAGGCTGGCCCCGAAGCCATCATGCCTCTCACACGCGGGGCCGATGGCCGCTTGGGGGTTCAGGCGCAAGGAGGCGGGCAACCTGTACAGGTGGTCATGAATATCTCGACCCCTGACGCGCAAGGTTTCCGCCGCAGCCAAAGCCAGATCGCTGCTGAAATGGGCCGTGCCATTGGGCGCGGCCAGCGCAACCGCTAATTCAGAAACGAACCGGAGGACCCGATGGCCTTTCATGATATCCGCTTTCCGGCCAACCTGAGTTTTGGCTCGGTTGGCGGCCCAGAACGCCGGACCGAGATTGTCACCCTTGCCAATGGCTTTGAAGAGCGCAACACGCCTTGGGTCCATTCCCGCCGTCGCTATGACGCGGGTTTGGGGTTGCGGTCCTTGTCCGACCTAGAGACCCTTGTCGCCTTCTTCGAGGCACGTATGGGCCAGCTGCACGGATTTCGCTGGAAGGATTGGGGGGATTACTCTTCGGCGATTGGCGGGCATGATGTCTCGGCGATGGATCAGGATATTGCCATCGGGGATGGTGAGACCGTCGAGTTCCCCTTGTGCAAAATCTATCGGTCGGGGCCTGCGTCCTACAGCCGCCCGATTACCAAGCCGGTCGCAGGGTCGGTGCGCGTAGCTTTGGGGGGCGATTCAGTCCGTGAGGGCGTGGATTGGGCAATTGATGGCCCTGCGGGCGTGATCACCTTCAACGCGCCGCCTGAGGCGGGTGTCGTGATCTCGGCAGGCTATGAGTTCGATGTGCCGGTGCGTTTTGACACGGACCGCATCCAGATCTCGATTGCGAATTTTCGCGCTGGCGAAGTGCCAAATGTTCCCGTGATCGAGGTCCGCCAATGACAGATATCATGGACCATATGAAGACCGGCGTCACGACTGTCTGCCGTGTTTGGACGATCACCCGCGCGGATGGTGTCGTTCTGGGCTTTACTGATCATGACACTGTCTTGGAGCTTGATGGGGTCAGCTGTCGGCCCACCTCAGGGATGAATGCTTCGGCGATTGAACAGTCCTCGGGACTGGCTGTCGATAACTCGGAGGCCCTTGGCATACTGAGTGATGACGCTATCCGCGAAGACGATATTCGTGCGGGCCTCTATGACGGCGCGACTGTACGCCTGTGGCAGGTCAACTGGGCGGACACTTTGCAACGGCAGTTGCAGTTCCGTGGTTTGCTTGGGGAAATCCGCCGACAAGGCGGCGCGTTCGAGGCCGAACTGCGCGGGTTCGCGGATCTTCTGAACCAACCGCGGGGGCGCAGCTATCAGCGCGGTTGCGGGGCGACCTTGGGCGACAAGGCCTGCGGAGTGGATACTTCGAACCCCGCGTTTGGCGGAGCCTATCAGATCGCCGAAGTCATCTCTGCCCGTGAATTTGTGCTGAAAGGTGGCGCTGATTTCGATGAGGGATGGTTTCAGCGCGGATCGTTTCAAGTGACATCCGGCAGTGCGGACGGGCAGCGCGGCATCATCCGATCGGATCACGGTCTGGATGGTCAAAGGCGGGTCACCTTGTGGGAGCCACTTGGCCGCGTTCCCCAGCGCGATGAGCAGGTGCGTCTGGTCGCGGGCTGTGACGGAGTGACCTCAACTTGCCGATATAAGTTCATGAATTTGATGAACTATCAGGGGTTTCCTGATCTGCCTGGAGATGAGTTTCTAAAGCAATATCCCTCGGGTGCGATCCCGATGACCGGAGGAAGCCGTCGATGATGAGCCTTTCAAAACAGGCAGTGACCGAAGCGCGCCTATGGATCGGCACGCCTTACCAACATCAGACGAGTTGCTGTGGCGCAGGCACTGATTGCCTTGGTCTTTTGCGCGGGGTTTGGCGTGCGCTCTACGGGGCGGAGCCTGCACGGGTGCCTGCCTATACGATGGACTGGTCTGAACCTTCGCGCCAAGAGGCGCTGCTGGAGGCTGCAACACAGCATCTGTGTCCAAAGCCTTTAGGCGATGCGGCAGAAGGCGACGTTCTGGCTTTTCGCATGATGGCGGGGGGACCGGCGAAACATGTGGGCATCCAGTCTGAAATCGGCGCTGAGCCCCGCTTTATTCACGCCTACAGCGGTCAGTCGGTGGTCGAGAACACCCTCACTGCATCGTGGCGCCGCCGCATAGTGGCGCGCTTTTCATTTCCTGAGGAGGTTCGCTGA